AATTAATCCTCCTGGTTTTAATATTTTGTGGGCATAATAAGCATCTACAAAAGTATCATCTGCTCTATGAGATGCATCAATATAAATAAAGTCGTATTGCTTACCTTGTTTTACTAAAGTAGGTAGAATATGTTGAGAATATCCTTGATTAATATTAAAATTTATTTGAGGGTGGAATGAAATATTATGAGCAAAATTATTATAAATAAAATTATCTTCTTTTAATCTTTTAGCAGTATTTTCCATCCCAGACTCTTCTAAAGTCCCACCAAAAGTATCTACTATATCATAATTTGTTTTTTCTTGAAGAACTTTTTCACAAAGAAAAATAGTAGCTCTTCCTTCATAACACCCTACTTCGAGAACATCTTTAATTTTTTCTTTACCATATTGTTCAAATATTTGCTCCCAATTAGGAATCATGGGATCAAACCATTTTTCAGTAAATTTATATTTTTCAGAATATTCAAACATTATGATAATTTTTCTAATTTAGGTAAATTTAACTTAGGCATTTTTAATTCAACTTGTTGGGCAATTTCAGGAACATTAGTATCTAAAATTTTACCTAGAAGTTCTTTCATGTTATTCCAACTAAAGTTAGTTTTTGAATAGTGGGATTGGCGTTTACCTCCTACTTCGTATTTTTTATAATTTTCAAATACGTCCTTTAAATAATGATTAATTTGTCCATGATCAGGGCTAAACCATTGAGCTTCTTTTAGAATCCAATCATTAGCAGCTGAGGGGTGGACTTGAGTTAGTTTACCTTCTACTAAACTTGTAAATTCAGAATTAAGAAAATCAATATGACCACTCCAATTAGTAGAAATAATTGGTTTTTGGGTTAAACTAAATTCAAGTAATGGGCGACCAAAACCTTCACCTTTAGTTAAACTAACCATTGCTTTTACTTTAGAGTGGTTGTAGATAGAATTCATTTCTTCATCACTAAACTCACCATGAAGTAAATAAACATTAGGAAGATTAGTTGAATTAACGGATTTACGGATTTGTGATATTTTGGTTAAAATACTATCTCGGTCCATATAAGAAGAAACTCCTCCACTTACTTTAAGAATTAAAGCAGGTTTTTTCTTTTTATTTTTGAATGTTTCAAAGAATGCTTTAACTAATAAACCAACATTCTTTCTGTCTTCACCCAAATCACCTTGCATCCAATGACCTACAAACAAGTATGCAAATGATTCAGGGATATCAAAATCAACAGTGCAAGGAGTATTATCTGGGAAATATGTGTTTAGATTAGCTCCTTCGAATAATACTTCAACTGGTTTTTCTAATTGGATAGTTTTAATTAGTTGGTTAGTATTTTTATCTTTTTGTTCAAACTTAGCATTTTCAAATACTGATTTAGCATGGTTAGAAGATACTAAGTTGATATTCATTCTGTTCAAACCTTCAATCCAAGTAGGGGCACACACTGTGGTTTCAACCCCAGCAGTGATACCAATATTATATTTTCCAACTGGTTGGAATTCATTAGGAATAGTGAGTTGAGCCCAAATATCTGGTTGTTGGGTTAGGGGTTTACCTACAGGAAGGAGATGAGGTTTTAAAAAATGCCATTCTTTATGATTATCAATAAATCCCCATGAAGTAGACCCCCAACGTTGTGGTAAAACTTTAACATCGTATTTATCTAATTCGATAAGAGCTTTTACTAAATCACGAGCGCGAGCACCATAACCACTGTAAGTGTCAATTGGGCAACTAATTACAAATGTATTTTTCATATTAATAAATTAATTCGTGGTTAAGAGTAGGCATTTCTACTTCACTAGTATTAATAAATTCAAAAGATTTTCTGGGGGTAAAACTATCAAAAGTTTGATCTACACCTTCAATAACTCTTTCAGTCATAAGTTTTGCTGTAAATCCAGCTTCTTCTCCAGTTGCCCATTCGTGTCCCGCTAAACCACATTCTTGTCTTTCTTCTTTACTCATATTATAAAGATTCATAATCTGCTCGGCAGCGTCTTCAGGACGACATCTATCATCCCAAATATAAGGGGTAGCTGGGGAACCTTGTAATGAGCGGTTTGTTGGGAATACTGGGAATGCCCATTTACCATGTGTTTTATATTTACCTGTATGGTTTGAAGGGACTTCAGGTGAAGGTGTAAACCATTCTCCGTTTTCATCTACGAAACGCATTTGGTCTTGCATACCACCTGTTACGTTTGCAATGATAGGAGTTCCTGCTAATAACGCTTCGGTAAGCGAAAGACCCCACCCTTCATTTGATGTTAATAAGATTTGGGCATCAGCCATATTGTAAAGATAATTTAACTGTTGGGGGGCTAATTTAGAAGTAGAAAATAAAATACTTTGATCTTTTTCTCCAAATAAATAATTTTTAACAGCCATTAAATCTGTTCCATGATCACTTACAACCTCAGTATGCAAAACAAATTTAACTTTATCTTGTTTTTCTTTAGGTAACTGGTCCTTAAAATATTTCCAAGCTAAAAGTGTATCTGGAATTTGTTTGCGGCGAATATTCCTAGAATTAAAGAATAAGACAAAATCCTGTTCTTCTTTAAGAACTTGAGTTTTAAATTTCTTAAAATCCTTATAATCAGAGTCTTGTTCAGTGATAGGATAAAATTCTTTTTCATTTAAACCATGAGGAACATAGCGAACTATTTTATTTTTAATTTTATCACCTAAAACAATCTTGTTAATATTCACAGTTTGTTTAGAAATCCCAAACAATGTATCACAAGATTCATAGAACGCTTTATTGTAAGCTGGTGCTGGGTAGTCATCCCAAATATTTAAGTAAATAATAGGGGTAGTTTTACGAATTTCGTTTTCAATTTGGAATAACCAAGTAAAATAACGGGGATCTGTAATTAAAAAGATAGCATCAATATTAAACTCTTTAATAAGACTTTTAATTAGTTCAGCATTTCCATACCCATTATTAGGTTGAATAATAATATTTGCATCTTCAATACCATGAACTTTATTACCATCTTGACTAATGTCAAATCGTTTACCTAGGTCTGGGTGGTTCATTGCCCCTCCTAAGTTAACCCAGTTATAATGGTGGGATGAATTTAATACAATTTGTTTACCAATGTGTCCTACACCAGATGGGAGACGAATATCGTCTGTAAGCAATAGAATATTTTTTCTTTGCTCCTTAGGAATATAACCTTCAATCATTTTTTAAAGTTCTAAATCGTTGTGGTTGTGTAAATTCTTTCTAAATTCTTCATCTGTAAGATACAAATGGATTGCTCGGTCGGCAAGTTTTTGGAATGAAAACTTTCGTTTTACACATTCGATTTTGAATGTTTCAAACAAGTCGCTTTGGATTTTTACGCTTGTTAATGTCATATCTTTTTTACTCATAACAATATATTTTAATATACATATCTACGGATTTTATTCTCGTATGTTTTTATCACACAATTCTTTATTATCGTTAAATGGGCAGAATTGACAGTTCCATTTACTAGGATTTTTCAATTGTGGTCCTTGATTATACGAACCATCTTTTGCAAAGGCACGTTCAATAAACTCATTTAAAGCTTTAGTAGATTTATTTAACTTGATTTTACCTGAAGTTGGAATGTGAATTTGAATACGTTTTTCTGGGTATTCTCCATCCTCGTATATTTTTCTTTTAACAATAAAGTATTCGATTTCAATATTGTCTACTGGAAATCCATATTGCTCAGCAAAGAATTTTTTGTAGAGGATTAATTGCATATTTTTGACCTCATCACTCTTTTCTTTGTCTTTCCAACCGCGAGTAGAGGTTTTAATATCAATAATTTTTATTGTTTTTGTCACCTCATTGTATAATACAACGTCTAAGAATCCGCGGTAAATAACGTTTTTAAACGCGGGATTAGGCATTAATTGGATAGGCACTTCACAGCCTACAATCCACCACCCTCTCTTGCTAAAATAAGCTCCTTTTTTCTTTTGGAAATATTTGATAATTTCAACTCCATCATTAAAGAATTCTCTTAGTTGAGTTGAATCTGAGAAGTGTTGTTTTTTGTTTTTTTCGTAGTCTTCTCTGTATTGTTTTCGAAGTGTTTCTTCAAAACGTTCTACCCAATCAATTCGTTCGGCTGCTGCTTTACTTTCTTCATACATTACTGTAAGGTAATCTTGTAGAACCTCGTGTAAAGCAGTTCCAAAAGTCATATGAATAGAAACTTCTGTTTTTCGATGTCCGTCCCTGTATTGCAGTGCCCATTTATGCGGGCACTGCTCATACATTGAAAATTGGCTAAACGAGATGAGTTTTTGATAGCCAAAATTGATATCTGGGGGCGTGTTTGTTTTTACTTCCTTAATAATGGAAGGTATTTTTTTCTTCAAAACTTATTTTTTCCACAAACCACGCTCAACTAATTGAGCAATGATACCATAGTTGACAATATCTTGGTAGGTATCGGTTAGTGGTTCGTTGTTAATTCTTTTGTTATTGATAAGTAGGTTTTTCCATCTACTAATCTTATCACTTATGCGATACCAAAGTCCTGTAAGAGCGAAAGCCCTTTCTTCTTCAGTAGAAAGTAAAGTGCCAGCGCTGATGTTAGCCATACCGTAGTCAAGATGTTTTTTGCTAAATAGCTCCAACTGCTCTTCCACGATAGCCATATAGCCATTGTAAATATGAGGGTATTCTTTTTTAAGAATTTCACTTGCCTTAGGGCCATAACTTGGTTGTTCTTCCATTTACAAACTTTTTACCAATTTGTCTTGTTCTTTAATATCAATTCCCATTTTCCAAAGGATGCTACGCACACCTGTTTCTCTTAAAATATCAATATATTCATCAGCTTCACCAAGTGAGCATTCAAAATATTCGGCAACGTAATCTACTAATTCTGCATTTTTCTTTGGTGTTTGACTCTTAACATACTTGAGCCAAACTTTTTGTTTTGGGATCATTTCGCGGTAAATGGAATAAATTTGTTTCTTATTGGTTGGATTAATCTTTTGTACATAATTTACAATATCAATGTAACCTATATACATAGATAAATATCTATGAACCATGTAAGAATTGAACTTATCCCATGACTCTTCACTGAAGTTTTCAGCAGGAGTCTTAGTTACCGTGATTTCATTCAACCACTCGAAGAGGGTTGTTGGGCTGGTCATCGCGGAGTTCTTTTGGGAGGGTTGCTTGGAGTACTTCACCTGTAGTTGGGTCGTAGAATACTGGGATAGGCATGTAAGCATCCTCAGCTGTTCCTGTTACGAATTTGGAAATTTTACGAATGATGAACCCTTGAGCCCATACTTTACCATTTTTGTGTTCTACCGACTCTGTGTTTTTGAGATCGATATTCATGTTCATTTGATCCATGATTATTGTTTTTGTTGTTTATAATCTAAGTAAAATCCTATTGCTACTATAATATTCATACCAAAAGACATAAGGATTTCATGTATGTCTTGATAAATTGTTGTCATTAGATGAACGTGACCTACCATCCAGAAAGGTATGGATAAGTTTTGACTAATCCAAATTACTAGAAATTTTAGGAATTGTTTCATTTTCGTTCAAAAAATAAATTTATTTCATGCCCTTCAGTTTGAACAAAGGAGTCAATAATTTTAAACCCATTAACATTCAAAAAAGTAATAGCAGTTTCTACTCTATTATCTGTATTTTTGTATATGTCTAATCCACATCCTACTTCTAAAATACCTGCTTCAACTATGTTTATTTTATGTTTTAAACTTCTTAAAACATTGATATCGTTTCCTTGAGCATCAATGTGTAGGTAGTCAATTTTGTTAATATTATACATTGTAACAAAA